CTGGCCCTGATATGCTTTGACTTCCATCTGGCCCTGTAATCGGATTCACCAAAAGATATGGGTAATCTCTTAAATTGTCCTCAGCCCACATCACTTGATGCCCTGCTACTTGCTCGGGGGTCAAGATAGGTTTCTCGATGCTGGACAGTGCGCTGATCTCGCCCAGCTTGGACAGTTGCATATTTTTTAGGCTTTGGGCATCTTTTGCCAATCTGACAGCACCCATGCAACGTTCGATGTTATCCACAAACCAACGCTTGCCGTATACCACCACGATGGGGATGCACTTGCCAGCAATATAACCAGCGTCTTCCAAAACCTTGCCGCCCGACATGATGTATTTGCGTACACGCATACGTTTGACACGTTTCTGCCTGACTTCTCTTGTGCCGATTGCCATTAGGGTTTCTTCTAATGTCTCATCGTTCTCAAAGTCAAGGGCTGTGTATCGTTCCTCAGTGCCATCAATCGCTTGGAAAATGCGGATTGTTTCTGTTTTTTCCTCAAGTTTGTAGTATTCAGCCACAAACACTACGTCAGGGGTTGACCAATCAAACTCGTACTGGTGAATGATCTTAGGCCAATCCGTTGGGTCATCGTTGTAGATTTCTTTGTAGCTTTCACGGGTCATGCTGGTGACCACAAAGCAGAATTTGGCATCTGATTTGTCTTGTCGCTTGGCGTTTAGGTCAAAGAATACTGAGCTGTCGGCATCGTAGATTGGTTCAAAGCGGATGCGCTGTCGGTCATCTTCGTCATTCTCTTCGTCTTCGTAAACTGTTCTCAGTCTCCATGCACCGATGCCACCACCCACGGCCTCTTCAAAAGCGTTGTCGTAAGCCTCATCTGCTACAGATGCTTGTTCGTCAGCACGATAAAGGCCATCGCAGACCTCTGCCAACTTGTCGTTCTCTGAGCCATCTTTGCTCACATAATCGACTGTGATACGGTTATTGCGATATTCGTTGACGATGCGAATGACTGCCAACATGATTTTGTTGACCTCAAACTTAGGCTTATTCTCGTATTGGTCGTATAGTGGGCCTTCCCACTGAGCACCGCACAGGGAATAGAAGCGTCTGTCTTGTAAGCATTGCAAACGTTCATCCCGTAGCGCAGTCTGAATATCATTAAACTGGCGTAAGGCTTCAGCGTGTAAATTGGCGAGTCTTTGGTCGTTTGGAATTCGTGCCATGTCTGTCCTTGTTTGTGCGATTTTCTACCATTTATTCATAGTAGGCAATGGCGTAAAGTTCACTGCTTTTGTTACTGCTGCACGCCTGACACCCTCACAAGCATATCGCAAGGCATCAATTACGTGGTTTTTCTTGTCCTCAAGCATAGGCAAGATTCTGCCAGTTAATGGGTCAGACTTATAACTGTACAGGCTTAATTCGTCAATAGTGTGTATGCAACGGGGGTGAACCACAATGTCGTAGTTCTTCAAGAACTCGATGCCTTCCTCGACCGATTTTGGGCCTTTAACTGCGTTCATTATTTTAGGGAAACCATTGCGCTTCATGTGGCTGATGGTCTCTGGCCTAGCTGAATCTGCCACGATAGGCCACTTCTCGGCCTCTGGCACTTGCATAAACAGCTCGGGAGTATTCACAATCTCACAGCCCACCATGTAGGCTTCGTAATCAATGTAAAGCGTACGCCCGATTATGTGGCAACGAACCAATACAGTTGGGTCAACTGAGAAGCCCCAATCAGCACCAAGCCTATGCAGTGCATCTGGCGGTGACTCAAAATCGTCAATTTTCCAGTTGCGGAACACCCTTGCATTGCTGTTTCTGAGGTACTGACCCATCCAAACGTGCTGATACTTGTCGGGGTCTCTGCGCTTGTCGTACTCCATTTCGTCTTTTAAGACTTGCGGAAACCACGGGTTATCACCAAAGTTGACCTTGATGACTGCGGCATCGTTTGGCGGTTCAGGCCCACGCAGTAGAAAATCCACAGGGTCGGACTGCTGCCTTGGATTCCAAGTGAACCAAAGTTCTGAATCGGGTTTGCGGATTGTTGGCCTTAATAGGTCAAGGCTGGTCTGACTCAGGGACTGTGCTTCCTCAACCCAAGCGCAATCGTAGCCTTCTAGCGACTTAATTGAGTCCGCTGTATGGTTTTGCATACCTTGAAAAATAATCGCACCATCGCCCTTTTTAGACTTAATGACTGAATCTTGAATCTCAAAGTATGCGCCAGCGTTCATGGCCTCGATTTTGGTCTCCAGCAGACGCTTGACAGATTGATTCAGTGATTTCTGTATTTCACGCACACAAACGCTTCTGCGCTTCTGGTTCATGATGTGCATCTCAATCATCAGCTCGGCAAAGGTGTGTGACTTGCCAGAGCCTCGACCACCCCATGCGCCTTTGTAACGCTTGCCTTCTAGTAAAGGCAACGCCCACTCAGGGGTTTGGATTTGCAGGGTTGTCAAGACTTAATTACAACTCGCTCAATGCGGTGTACCAAGGGATTGACAGGATCGCCTGACACTTCAAGTTTTTCGCCATACTTCTTAGGGGCTAACTTGGACAGTATCCACTTGCGTGAATCGACCTGTAATCTATGCTTCTGAATAGCTTGCCAATCTCTTTTGCCATCGCCTGTTGATGGCACATCTTGGTCGCTTAGTTCCAAAACCTCGCTTGCAATGCGCTCGATTAGGTCTTCTCTTGCGTGTGCGTAGCTCTCCGCAAGTTTAGCATCATTGTCCAGCCATCGCATGAAAGTGCTGTTAGGAACACCAGCGGCTTCGCACGCTTTAAAGCAGCTCATGCCAGCACGCATTCCGTTTAGGACATCTTTGCTGATGGCTTCTTTGTCTCTATCTGGTTTCTTTGCAGCCATTAGAGTTCACCATTAAAAATGGTCTTTTGGGTTGTGAATAGGGTTTTCACGGATACTCCTTAAAAAAACGGGGTCGAGCAACAAAGCCCAACCCCAAAGCTGGCAACTGCTTTGGCAGCATCTTCATTCTATCTCAGGAACAGGAATGTCAACAGGCCATTGGTTTGTTTGCAACAATAACTGCACTGTCTTTTCATGTGCTGTTTGCCATGCTTCCTGTCTTTCAACCTTAGACCATTTAGCCCCTGCGTCAATTTCGTAATGGCAAGTCATGCACAGTGCAGCCGTTAAGTTATCGTCAGCCTTGATGCTTCTGCCTTTGCCACCGCCCCAATTTGTATGAGCTGCCTGAACGAAATGGCCTGACCCGCAGAGTTGACAATCAAGGCTTGCGACCAGTTTTAAGAGCTTTTTGCTTCTGACGTATTGGTGTTTTTGAAACAATGATGGTCTCCAAAGTAGTAAATCTGTGTTCATTTGCACATTCAAGTCTGCGCCTTCGTGTGTTTCCAGTGCTGGTTCTGGTCTCTTTTACGATTGTCCATGTCCCACATTCAGGGCATTTCATTGGTGAGACCTATCTTGCATCCTGTTTGTTGCTTCCCGTGTTCGCCATATTTCTATGTCCAGCCTTGCCGCCTCTAATTCCCACTTTAGGGTCTCCTCTTGCTCGATTGCCAATGCCAACCCTTTGAGTAATTGGTGATAAGCAGGGTCTGCGTATGCCTCTCGCTCTTGTGCATTTGCCGCTTCTACGCCAAGTTTCAGTGCATCTTTCATAAGCAATGCACGTTTTGTTCGTTTAAATTCTTCAAGATATACCCTTTGTGCTTTGGCTTCTCCGTAGGCTGGGGCTTTGTCTCTGATTGTTTGGGTTGCTTCTTCTGGCTTCATTTAATCTCCACAAAAGCAAGCAATTGCTTCTTCATTTGGGTCGAACATATCTTTTTGCTGAGAAGAATACTTAGCCATAGTTTCATAAGTTGGATGATCTCTGGAGAAATGAATAACGCTTTTGGCAAAGTTATCTTTTGCGTAGTTTTCCATTTCTACCCACCAAACTGCTCTTTCTGGCTTTTCTTGGATAAGAGAAACAATTTGAGCAACAGGCTTATGAAAACATAAATCACAGTTTGAATGAAAACTTTTACCGTTATACATTGGCGTATTTAAGTTAAATGGTTGCGATTCCCAAAAATCACCAATGTGAGAAGCTATTACTCCAGCATCTGCTAGGGGAGTTAAAAAGTCTCCAATCCAATTTTTCTTGCGTTGAGCACCATTGGAGCCTCTCATTTTGGCTACTCGCCTTTGCTCGTCAGAACGAATGCCAACCATCTGGTCGCATGGATTCTCATCAGTTCCAATATTTTGGTCTTTTAAATACTTGTGAACAATGTCAATTTTTAGTTCACCAGTGCAAAACCGCATAAAACCATTTGGCAGGGCTTTCTTTTTGATACACATATCTCGGAAAGGTTCTCCGTTTCTGGCAGCAGTTTCGTAGGAAACCACTTCATAGCCAACTTTACTGTCTCTCCATTCCAACCAAATAATTGGAACATTCCAGTTTGTTGAGCAATCGTGAATGAACTTGAGGGTTGCCTCTTCTTCTTTGCCTGTGTTGGCAAAACAAACAACAGCTTCGTTTGGCAGTTGCCCCCCCCCCTCTTGTAATACTTTATGCAACATATATGCACTGGTTCTGCCGCCAGAAAAGCTAATACAAGTTGGGCTGTTAATTTTGTACGGGTTGTTCATGCTTGTTTCACCATAACTTCAACCTTTGCAACTTCGCCATAAACCTTTGTAGCATGGATGGATGTGATCTGCGAATCGTTCTCAAACACGATTTTGTCCATGCCATCAATGACCGACTTAACAACATTGTCCAAATCGGGGCGTTTGGTGTGTTTCTCAGAATCGCTTAAACAAGCCTCAGTGCGTTTTTTTGAGTAGGATGGTGGGATGGGAAAGGTAACGTAAATAAACGCCTCTAATGCCCCTTCTAAGGCTTTTGAAGCACCCATTGCAACCCTTGCCATCAT